ACTAAATGGAATTTACAACCTAAAGTCCTTTCCGATAACAAAACACTTTCATGTGTGATATGTGACCTTAGTGAAGAAGTTTTGGCATCCGATCCAGAAACACTCAAACGTGAAGTCATTAAACAATTAAAAGTTCCCGAACCAGTAAAGGCACGAATAGGTTGGGGGTCTGAATGGAAAGATAATAAATGGGAATTTTCACAATCTTCAGGTGTTTTGAGTCTTCATGGACAACTCCCATTTTTTGGGAAGTGTACAAAGGTTGCGATGTGTGGTATGATGTCCCCAAGAAACACACCCTATTCAAGTATAGAATCGGCAACCGAAGTTTCTAGATCTCTGAGTAATATATGTTTTGGGACAAGGAAACCTATGAAACCTGTAATGGTGTCACAAGTTTTGATATTTTTATTAGTAATACTTATAGTTTTAACATTAGTTTACCATATATGAAACTAACTGCCAAAGTACATGAACCATTTTATGAACATAATTCTAAAAAATATATACGAATCGTTATACCCGAGAAAGTTTCAAGTATTATTGAACGTATGCACGCACAAAGACTACACCTTCTCATACATAACAACATAGACGACCCACTTGATGGTCACGTTCTAACAGTTAAAGTTCCATTCAGATATAGGAGAGTTATGTGTAACGTCAAGGGGCGTCCAGTTCAGTCTCTTATAAAGGGGGATGAAATTGAAGTCATTATAGATTTCAAAGGTATTTGGAATGTTGGTAATTATTCAGGCTTCTCTTGGACACTCTCAAGCTCCTCGGTAGGTTCGGATGAAGACTGATCTGCTTCGGCATTAGGGTCATTTGGGAGATCAATGGTTGTAAGACCACCTTTCTTAAACCCCTGAAAGGTACTGAGTATACCTTGAAGTCTAAATACTTCTTGGGTCATTTGTTCAATGTTACTCTGGATCTTCTTAATATTTTCCTCAATATCGACGATAGGCATATTATACTCATTTAAAGTTATTCCCCTTTAAATAAGTAATTAATGACAACACTTACCCGAACTGGATACCTTGTCCATGCGGGTCCAATTCAAGAAATTAAAAAAGAACTTACGGTAAGACCTGTTGTCAATGGGGACTATGGGTTTCCTCCACCGCCTTTCAAAGTATTTCGACCAACTAAAAATGGAGTCTGTGTCCCCAGATTCTACGGAACTTCTAAACTTGGGGAACCGAAAGAGGATAAACGTCCGGAACCCGTCCGAATTAAAACCAAATTCGCAGGACAACTCAGAGACGCTACTCATCAAAATGAAGCATTATCAGCCGCAATTAAAGCGGGACACGGCGTCCTGTCTCTACCATGTGGCTATGGCAAGACAACGGTATCCTTGGCCATAGCATGTAAATTGGGGTACAGGACAATGATCGTCGTTCATAAACAGTTTTTAGCGGATCAATGGCGGGAGCGTATTCAACAATTCTGTCCGGGTGCTACAATTGGTGTAGTACAACAGGATAAAAAAGAAGTCGATTGCGACTTTGTTATTGCAATGCTCCAATCTTTATCACTCAAAGAATACTCTTTTACAGATTTCGAAAGTATTGGAACTTTGATTGTTGATGAAGCCCATCATATTTGTGCTAAAGTATTCAGTCAGAGTCTGTTCAAATTATGCCCTAAACATATTTACGGGTTGTCGGCAACACCCGAGAGGAAAGATGGACTCACTAAAGTACTTCATTGGTTCATGGGCCCCACATTCTTCGCAGTTGAAAGGAAAAATCAGGAACAGGTTGAAGTGTTTCCGATTGTTTTTGATTCCCCAAATTATAAGAATCCACCACCGTCTATGAGGAATGGAAAGATATCGATGCCTAATATGATCACAGAACTTGTTGAGGATCGTCAAAGAAATAGAATGTTAGTAGAGTTGGTGAAAAAAGCATCTGCGGGTACTAGACAACTTTTAGTTCTCAGTGATCGAAGACAACACTGTGAGTTTCTTCATCAATGCTTTCCTAAAACATCAGGACTATACATGGGTGGTATGAAAGAGGCAGCACTTCAAGAATCATCAAAGAAGAAGATCATATTTGCGACATTCAGTCAAGCCCATGAGGGTCTAGACATTCCCACTCTCGATACAGTTATTTTGGCGAGTCCTAAATCAGATATTACCCAAAGTATTGGGCGTATCATGAGAGAAACGAGTGGAAAAAAGAACAACCCACATATATACGATATACATGATCCATGGTCTATTTTCACAGCAATGTATTACAAAAGATCTAAAATCTATAAACATGGTGGTTTCAATATTCGTGGTAAAACGTTGGAAGATAAACCAGACTTCCCTCAGGGAAAGTGTTTATTTTTATAATCTACACATCTATTAAATGTCTGGTGCATTAATACAACTTATTTCTAAAGGTGTACAAGATTCATATATAATAAGTGAGGAAGGACATTCATTTTTTCGTACTAAATTTACCCGTCATACAAATTTTTCACAGGTACCTAAATTTATAAAATCAATGAATGAGAATGATGTATCTGTAACCATACCAGTTTTCGGGGATGTTATCAATGCAATTTGGTTTCAGGGTTCTGATAAACTGATGAATATGTTTTATAAATCTACAATTGATTTATATATTGGAGGTCAAAAAATTGATTCTCAGCATTTTGATTACTATGCTGATATATGGCCAAACTATCTACCTGACACATATAGTAAATCTCGGGAATTGAATAATAAAACAACTTCCGTAAATCCTGGATTTTTACCACTTCATTTCTTTTTATGTGATCACAAGGCATTCTTACCTCTCGTGGCGCTTCAGAACCATGAAGTCCAAATCAAAATTAATTTGGATACCAATAGTTACAATGTACTATCAGATGACGAAAAAAAATATGAAGTGTATGGAAATTACATTTTTCTCGATAAAGATGAACGAGAAGCTATTGTGAAACGTTCAATTGATTTTGTAATCACACAAGTTCAGCGCATGGAACATCCACTCGATACCAATGAAGGATATAACACTCTCGATATAAGTCAGTTTAACCATCCTGTAAAATCACTATTCTTTGGATTTGAATCAACCACCAATGATTATATTAACGACTTTTTCACATTCGGAGGGGTTGACCTTTACATAAATGGTACACATCTATTCGAAAATATGAAACCCGTTTATTTTCATACTATTCAAAATTACTACAAGTCTGACTATGGTATATCGGATTATGATGTTAACAGAAATATGTTATTCTACACTAGATACTATGCATACCATTTCTGTCTGAATGCGTCACAATACAGTCCATCGGGGTCATGTAACTTCAGTCGTATAGATAATGCGAAGATTACGATTCGTGGTGCGAATGTTGCACCATCAAGAAAAGGTGACCCCTTATATGTATATGCAGTCAATTACAATGTGTTACGTATAAAAGATGGATTGGGTGGCATTCTTTTTGGTAATTAAATTTAATACGAGGGAAGACCTCGATATAGATTCAACATTTACGCCCTGATGGCGTCGGAAGCTGCTAACGCAATAACTCCGACAATAAAAGCTATCACGATGTAATTTAATTCACTTTCTTCTGTACCCTCCGGTGAAATGACAACCTTCTGAGTATCAATGGGTTCTGGACTTTTCTTCGGAGGGTCCAATTCCTCCAAAGGATAGTATGCTATCATTTATATATGTTTAGAGATTAATTTCCTTTTTAGTTTTCTTTTGCCTGGTACGTTTGGGTTTAGATGAGGCAACATTTACTTCCTTGACTTCACCACCAGTTGAATCACCTGAGATCGATATGATATCGGAAATATCATCATCCATGTCGACCAGTTGCTCAGTACTTTGTGAGATAGCTGATGTATTCATTGGTGGTGTTGGGGGCATCATAATACCCCCCATCAGACTCGAGATGTCAATACCAGGTCCCTGCATTTCATATTCCCCTGAACCACCGACAGGGGCGTCAGTCGCTGGACCACCTGTTTTACGAGTCGTGTTCTGAACAGCTGACATCATATTCTTTACGAGATCAGGGTTTTGTTTAATCACATCGTTCATATTTGGCATTATCGATTTGAACATACTATTGGTCAAATGGAACATCATCGCCGAACCACCTAACATCATTATCAACTTGACTTCTGGAGCGACGTTAATCTTTGATCGGTATTTCACATACAATTCTTCGAAGACGCCGTCATAATCATCTACATTCTCCATCACAGACTCAGACCACCCCTCAAGTTGAATCTCAAAGGGGTTGTACCGCTTATTGAGAAATTCCAGACCAGTCACACATGCTACAAGCATTCTCCTCGAAAACCGAACTGATTGTTCAACATCGATACTGTAAGTGATACGCTTTACTTCAGTACGTAGTTCGTCAACATTCGAATAAGCATTCAATCGTTTGTTTACAGCAAAACCCTTCTTCTCCAGGCGTCCCAATTTATTGATTAGATCCGCCTTTTCTTCGTCAATAGAAGAATACCCTTTTGAAGGTTTTTCCTCTTCTTCTTGACCTGGTCCAGATCCTGGATCATAGTCCTCGCCGTCATCAAAGAAATTACCATCTTCTTCACCATAATCAATTTCTTCGTCTGGGGCCGTAGCGTTTTGACTCGTCTGTTTATTAGGATTTACGAAAGCATCCATACTCTCTTGTCGTTCTGATGTTTGTGGTGGTGGGTTAAAAACATTTCGACTTGGTCGAGGAACACGCTGGGCTCTGGGAGCAGAAATTTGAATTTCATCCATGATGGCCTGTTCATCTTCATCCAATTTCATAACATTGGTATGTCCTCGATCGAGTACAATCTCTTCGTCCATCTACTCTTTATACAGAAACTAAAAAAATAATCTTTAACGCGGTTTAAAAAAATATTGGTTCATTATAAATGTTTACTCTGAACCGTGTCAACCGTAATGCTCTTATGATGATAGTTGGTCTTCTTCTATTTATTTCAGCACTCGGTGCTTTCAGGACAAGTACCTATCAATCTACGCCAATCACAACCAAAACCGTGAGTGAGCAATCCATTTTCGACTTACCAGTCGATTTGAAATGTACAGCTGGTTCCGGTAAGAATGGTAGCCCATACTCGAAGGGTTTAACTCCAGGAGGAGTGTGTGATGCACAAAAACTTGTCTCTGAGCAGGCTGGGTATGAGATCACAGATGGGATTGGTGGATCTTTAATCTAAGTTAATACTATATGGCATTAATTACATCCCCTACTCAATTGATTCCTGATCTTCAACATGAATATCACACTGTAACTATTGATACGATCGGACAAACAGCCTCAAATACGTTCACGTGTCATCTTCAAAATCCACTAAAAAATGTTGTTCAGGCTAAACTATTGGCTGCTAACATTAATACGACAGTTGCTACGAAACACTGTTACGTTTCCATAGAGGAACTTGATAGTATTTTCACAGAACGTGCTTCCAATGAACCAAATGGTCAAGCCGCTGTGAGTATCGTTCGTAATTCATTTGCGAGTATCCTAGGTGACGGTACAGCATCGTTCAATTTTAAAGATAATTATCCCCTCGTGACACAATATGTCAATCCGATTCGTAGCATTGATCGTTTCACTGTAAATATTAGAAACCAAAATGGTGTACCTATTACACCATCTAGTCCCGCGAAAAATAATTTTTTAGTTATTCGATTCGTGTGTAGAAAACCCAATTTGTAATTTTCTCTCGTTAAAGTAGTATACCATGTCTGCTGGTGTTGTTCAATTGATTGCCATCGGTGCTCAGGATGAATATATTGTGGGTAACCCCGAAATATCTTTCTTTAGTTCAACCTTCAAAAGACATGCTAATTTTTCACAGTCCATCGAAAAACAAACCATCCATGGAACGGTGAAAAACAATTCAATGTCCAGTGTTCAATTCGAACGATCTGGCGATCTTTTAGGGTATGTTTATTTCACATTAGACGATACCACCCAAGCCCTCGATATTCAAAGGTGGGACACCATTATCGATAAAGTAGAACTCTACATAGGTGGTTCTCTCGTAGACAGTCAAGATGCCATCTTCACGGAAAAGATTGCTATCGATACATTCGCACAAAATGTATCAAAAAGTGCGAATGGTACACATCCAGGTGTCAGCTCTCGCTCTTATTTTTATCCTCTTCGTTTCTTCTTCTGTGAAGGACCTCAATGTGCTTTACCTCTTGTTGCCTTAAACTATCATAATATCGAACTCAGGATTCACTGGGCTACGGCGGCATCTAATTATAATGTGGAATGCTTCGCAAATTATTATTACCTTGATAACGAAGAGCGTGGGAACGTTGCTTCCCGAAAACATGATCTTCTCATTACACAAGTTCAAAAAAATATCGCCTCAAGATCCCGAATTCAAGATCTCACGTTTAATCATCCCGTGAAGTATCTCGCATCTTCAGATACGACGACAAATGGAGCACTCACTTCTCCCCAAAATAGGGTTAAATTGAACATTAATGGTCTCGATGTCGGTAATTACCGTTGGGGGAAACCACATTATATCGATGTCACGAATTATTACCATACCAATTTTGTCACTTCACCTGATTTCTTCTTGTACTGTTTCTGTCTATCCACGAGCTCTCTTCAACCAACTGGTACGCTGAATTTCAGTCGTCTCACATCGGTAAAGATAATGAGTGAGGATATGCTCATCAACGACCCCATATACGCGGTTAACTATAACATATTACGTATCGAGAATGGTATGGCAGGCCTCCTCTATGCTAATTAAAATACCATTCTATATTAAATGGTCAAGAACTTGCCAACGGTGGAGAGATCCACTATAATTAGATTTGGTAAACACTGTACCGAAAACCAGGCGGATAATTCGATTGTGTTCAATGCCAGTGATGAACCAATTGTAACAGAGTTTCCCAATTCTGTGTATATGACACCATTGCGTACTCGCCAGGATCTAACTGATCGAAGCATCACCATTCTCGCATATAATCAAGTTACGAAAGAGGTGATGGATTCAACTGCCGTCGCTGAGGATATTCTCAATTTTTCACTCGATGCCGCCGTGCAGAATGGTAATGTAACTACGAGAACTGTATCATTCAATGACAATGTAACATCTTTCACAACATTATCTAATGCTGGTGTATCGAATGGTGCGCCTATACACACCTTAGATGTAGGTTCCAAGTTTTATGTAGATGATGTGGGTTCAAATGTTCTCACCGTTTTGGGAAATACATATTTACAAAATAATCTCATCGTCAATGGAAAAATGGATGTAAGGGGAACACTTACAACAATTGATTCCGTGAACACGACAATCAAAGATGCCATCATAGAGATTGGGAAGGGAAGTAGCTCAATCGATGACATGGGTCTGATAATGGATCGATCTGGTACAAGTGTCGTGATAGGATACCAAGAAAATGTTGACGAATTCATCATCGCATACACGGATAGTAGTGCGACAAGTTCTATAATTGTACCTTCTTCAGAACTCATAGATGCTCGTGTTCACGGTCGTCTACATACGAACTCAAATTTATCTGTAAATACAGACACTTTACATGTCGATGCCACGACAGATCGTGTAGGTATTAACACGTTGACCCCATCAACAGACTTTCATGTTGAAGGTGAAACATACGTATCTGGAAATGTGACTATTCAAACAGATCTGAACGTTACCGGCAACGCCTATGTGTCGTCAAATGCTGTGGTAACTGGGAATGTGGATGTACAAACCGATTTGAATGTCATTGGAAATGGTTATATGCACACAGATCTAACCGTCACTGGAAATGCGTATATGTCCTCAAATATAGTGGTCACCGGGAATACCGATGTTCAAACAGATTTGAATGTCATTGGAATTGGTTATATGCATACAGATCTAATCGTCACTGGGAATGCGTATATGTCGTCAAATGTAGTGGTTACTGGGAATGCTGATGTTCAAACGGATCTAAACGTTACTGGTAACGCATATGTATCGTCAAACGCTGTGGTAACTGGAAATGTGGATGTACAAACCGATTTGAATGTCCTTGGAAATGGTTATATGCATACAGACCTAACCGTCACCGGGAGTGCGTATATGTCCTCAGATATTGTGGTCACTGAGAATGCGTATATGTACTCAGATCTTGTGGTCACCGGGAATGCGTATATCACATCAAATACGGTGGTAACTGGACCAGTCAGTGGGACAACTGGAAATGTTGATGTTCATTCGCATCTGAACGTCACAGGGAACGCCTATGTGTCTTCAAATATTATCGTAGATGGAGGACTCATCACGAATCGTAGTGGTCTCACGAGGAAAACCTACGGCTATTCAGGTGGAGTTGGGGTGGTCACAGCTTCAACAACACCAGAGATCAATGTAGTATTTAATTCACAACTCTTTTCAGCTAAAATCATTGCTCACCTTGTCGAACCAACAAGTAATATAAGCGTCCTCAATCTCGATGTCACGGGTGGAACTGGTCGAAACATCGGGAAGGGGTTTCTGAGTATCGTGGGGGACCAGAATTCCAAACATTGGGACTCTGTAATCACCACAACGGATACGACAGTTACATTAAAACCTTCAACAGGTCTTTTGAGTGACGGAACATATGGTATATCTGTGGAATATACTTCACCCTTAGGAACGGGGGGTGTTACAAGTATCGATAAAGATAATGTAAATCAGATAACGTTTAGTTACTAATTTTATTTTATACACTTCCTATAAGGTAACATGTCCTCTAAGAACTTTTTTGGATTGACAGGAGATGTTACTATTGATGGGGGTATTTTGAATATTGGAAACGCACAACTGTATGCAAATACCGACACGAGTAATGTGGGTATAGGTACCACGAACCCTGGATTTCCACTCGATGTACGTGGTGATGCTAATGTTGCATCCTTACATGCTAAATATATATACGGTGATGCCGGTGGTTTATCAAATATTGTCAGTAGCCAATGGGTGGGGACATACGACGCAAACGGCGACCCCATAGGTCCTATTACTTTCGCGAGATCTGTGGGTATCGCGAACACAACACCAATCACGAAGACTTTACAGGTTGGTTCTAACGTGTATGTGGAAGATAGTGGATCTAATGTACTCCATGTAACGGGTAATGTATACGCATCGCGATTAATTGGAGATAAGGGTTTACTCACCTCTATCAGTGTTTCTAACACAAACCCCACTGGAGAGTTCCAGTTGGGAGTGGGATCTAACCTTCTCGTAAACGTCTACAGCTCTAACGTATTGACCGTAGATGGGAATGTTTTCGCACAGAAAATGACACTCGGGACAGTCACGGTCACACCAGCATATGCGTTGAGTCATGTGACCGCACAGGGAAATATAAGTGCGTCAACACTCTTACTCACGAATGCAACGACAGCGATCAATGCGACCGCAAACATTATTGTCGGTGGGAATGTAATAGCGGGTTCGGTCGTCACGGATCAACTCACGTTCGAGTCGAACGCGTTTGTGGATGGTATCAGGGTTGCTGACATCGCCTCGAACTTGGTGACATACAATGGTGTGACCGGAGAACTACTTGATTCGGGGGGTCTCATCTCAAACCAATTAGCGGTCGTTTCCGTACAACCCCCTGGTGTCCTCTCTGGTGCTGCCACAATCATCACTGGTCATGGGGAGTACAAAGTGAGCGCATCGAATGTCGCGAGTGATTCAGCATCATGGAATACATTCGATGGTGATGCTGGTGTCTCATGGGAAACACCCCCTTCGTATATCGGTGTGTCAAATACATATATCACGGCGGGAACGACCCAACTCTCTGGTACGACGGTACTCGGGGAATGGCTCGCGATTGAATTACCGTATAGTGCGAAGCTTCGCCATATGAAGTTGACCCCAAAGTCGACGACATCGTATCCCGGTACGGCGAAACTATACGCGACTAATGATTCTGTGACATGGACGGAGTTGAAGAACTGGGTGGATATTGTTCCCACAGATACGACACCTCAAACTGTGGTGGTAGACGCGACAACGGCGTATACGAAGTATGGTATCGTAACCACGAAAGTTTCAGGTGATTCTTCGAATGTTGCACTCGCGGAGTGGCAACTCTACACGGAATCTTTTACGGTCAATGGGGGGAGGGTGCAAATGCCACGTGTAGAAATGACCAATGCGGTTATTTCGGGTAATCTACTCGTGAATGGTTCGATAACAACAGTGGTTACGGAAAATTTAAGTATTAAGGATCCACTCTTTGAGCTTGGTAAA